GATAAAAGACGTTTGTATGAAAACGCTGCAAACGCTATCGGGCAAACTTTTACTGATGGCTCTGATTATACAGGTTCCGACGGCAATTCATCTCCTACTTCCACCACAGTTCAGATAGGTTCTGTATTTACTGTTACGGAAGATACTTCCCAAGGGTATTTCTATGAGGACTTCAACCGTGTGGGTTCTGATAATACGTGGGGTGATAGGTATTCGTTTTGGTACAAACTCATGCTCTATTTGAGAGGATTGCTTGAGGAAACTTTCGGAGATTATTCTCTACGCAAGGACAATGTGATTCCGGGTTACATACAATTGCAGAGAGAGCTTGATTTCCGTGAATACTTTGATAGCTATCCCTTTACTTTATCTCCTTTATCAAGAGGAATTTTATCAAAGACACCATAAAAGGTATTCTTATGCTTATATCCAGAGCCAGATTTTTTAAATACCAGCAGGAGTTCTACAAGAAATTACGACAGACTCCTTATGAGGTAAGATTGGACATTATCTCTGTTACTAAGAAAACAACTGAGGATGATGTTTTCGATTTTGATTCTTTTGTAGGTGACAGTGATAGAATAACTTCTGAAAGCTATACATTCAGAGCACTATATGAAAAGGAGATTCCAAACCGCACCCGTGAGAAATATGGTCTGCCCAAAGAAGTGAACGGAATTGTTTACTTATCGCCTAAACAGCTTGTTCCTAAATTGGGTGACTACCATCTCAATTGGAATAAAACCAAGATTCACTTTGAAGGTCATGTTCAAGTCATTGATAAGATTATTTATTTGGAGGAACTTTACGGTAGCTGCATTGGTTTGCAGATATTCGTTAAGGACGACTTGAAAGGAGGATAAAATGGTACAGGTAAAAACTCATAAGAGAAAAGGACGGAACAAAGTTTCTGTCGTAAGGCGGCACTCCCGTAAGGATAAGGTGTCCGCTTTTCGTGGTGCAAAGGATTTCAGTACGAAACAACGTGATAAACTGGCTTCAAAAGGAGATGCGCTTCCGGATGGTTCCTATCCTATTGCAAGTAAAAGGGATTTGGCTAACGCTATTTCTTCTTATGGCAGGGCTAAAAGTCCGGAGTTGGTAAAACATCATATTATGAAACGTGCCAGAGCATTAGGTGCTACCGATATGCTTCCGGCTAAATGGAAAATGAAAGATGGCAGAAACAAATAAGGACTTGAATCATCCTTGGCCTAAAGTTCCACGCTATCCGGATATTCAGAAGATAGCCCGTGAGGAATCCACTCCGCCACCGGCTTATCGTGAACGTAACGAGATACAGGATGCCCTTAACCAAGTGGGTGGACCACGTGGAAAAACCAAGAGCTGGTATCGTGATATTTATGAATATTACCAAGATAATGAATACTGATTATGGCAAGACTTCCCAGATTACCGAAATCAATGTTTCGTCCTCCACCGGGTTTTAAGAAACCTAAAGTAGAGGACTTTCGTTCTGATATGCAACGTGTAGGTGAGGAAATTGCCGAACAGTTCAAGGAACAGGTCATTGAAAATATTGAAACCAACTATTACGGTTTTGAGCTTGCCCAATCTACCATTGAGAGAAAAGGAAGTGACGTTCCGTGGATTAACTCTCACGAACTGGTGGATTCAATCTATCGTGAAGGAACTGTTGTTTCTGTGGAGGACACTCCACGTGAGGACAGTAAGTTAACCAATTTGCAGCTTGCCATAGTGCAGGAATATGGTACTAAGGATAGACACATACCCCCAAGACCAATTTTCCGGAATACTTTTCGTGATTTTGAAAGTGACGCCAAAGACAAGATGCTATCTTTTTTTAAAACTGGTAAATTTGACAGTAAACATGGCAGCAGAAGTAACAATAAAGGAACATCGGAGGAAGAATAAGAAAGGTGAGTGGATTACCGTAAAAGGATATACCCGTCGTGTAGGAAAAAAGGGTGTCCGTTCTCCCAAGAAATCTTCCAGCAAGCCGGGTGATGAATTTGTACAGGTGCTTAATGACAAGTTGGGTAAAACCACCGGACCTATTGTTACCGACAAGTTCATCTCCAAGGAAGAACGTGCCAGGATACTTGATATGGAAGCGAAACGCGGGTATAAACGTTTTGCCGACTACGGGGAATCGGGCAGAAATAAGAATAAAAGACCCAAATCTGAGGGGTTGTCTGCTGCTGAAAGAAAACAAGTGCTGGAGAATGACAGGAGAGCAAAGAAAAATGACGCTTTCTCCCGTGCAGAAAATGCCATAGCCCGATTTGTAGTGAAACATGGTGGTAAATATAAAAAGAAACTATAATGGATTTACTTTTTGAAGGAATATTTAAAGTGTTCAATCTGGAGTACATATTTTCCGTTATCATAGGTACGTACTTTCTGATTAAGCTGGTGGATTACCTTAATGGTGCTGCCAAGGTTCCCACATGGTTGAAAAGAGTAATTACTTTCGGAAACGGTGCTGTTATGTTTTTGATATTCAGAATGTACACTGATATACCAGTACAGACTTTGGCTGCAAGTTATTTTGCGGCTGTTTTTGTTTATGATACAGCGATTAAGTTTTTAATCAAGAAGTTCAACATAGGTTATAAAAAATAGTTATGCTTACATCTATCCGACAGACCCACAGCGAATTTTTCCGGCAATTCCATAATCTGAAAATTATGGTAGGCGACAAAAGTATCACCCTGTTGTCTAGGTATGCTAGAAAGTCCAGCTTTGACTACGTGGAGGAACAGGAGAATCAGATTTATCCGTGTATCGCCATAATGGACTATACGCCTGTGCCTAGCAGAGATTGGTTTGTGGATATGAAAACTTATTTTGGCGGAAAGGGTTTCTCTGAATTGACAGGATACCTGTACCGCAGACCAGTACGCATGGAATTTCGTTATGACGTTAGCATTGTATCAAAGAGTTATAACGAGTTTCTAGCCATACAGGATTATTTCAACTCTACATTTGTTAGTCAGACAGGATTTCTGTTCAATAAAAAAGTGGTGGATGGTGATGAAGTGGGTGATGTGGTTCTCTATACTGTAAGACCTACTGATATTCCACGTACTGACGGAGTGTATGAGATGAACTATGAGTTTACATTGAAACCGTGGATTTATGCTGTCAAACCTAAAGAGGTGGAACTTGTACAGGCTATTATCCTGCGGAGTAAAATGTTCGAGGAGGAAATTATCATTAATCCGGGTGAGGGTTTCCCGTACACCCTGCCCTTAAATTTAGAATAACCATGCACTTAGATTTACGTAAAAAGACAGGTGACAAGTTCACAGCGGACGAATTTAACCAGATAATATCCGCCATTAATGCAAAAGTTGAACAGGAGGCTGGAAAGGCACTCTCTGATGAAAACTTTACTGCGGAGGAAAAGCAGTTTCTTGCTACCTTGGCAGCTAAGGATATTGTCAAGATGATTACTGATGAAGTAACTCGTGCCACAGAAGCAGAAGGTACACTGTCAAGTTCCATAAGCAAACTTTCCAAGGACTTCACTGATTTTATTTCGGACACAGCCGATGCAGATAATGTCATTAACCGTTTCCACGAGATTGTTGCTTTTCTTAGTGGGATTGCCGAAACGGACACTCTTGAAGGTATGTTTTCCGAAATGTCCTCTTCTGTAAGCCAATCAATAACTACGGCAATATCTGATTTTGAGGTTAAGATAAAACTGTTCATTTCCCAGAACTACCAACCTAAGGAATCAGGAAAAGGGTTGTCTACAAATGACTATACGACTACCGAAAAAGAAAAACTTGCAGGACTTCCCACAGGAACCCAAATTACCCAGAATCTTGCTTCTAAAGTAGACAAAGTTGAGGGAAAACAACTTTCCACAGAAGATTTCACCACTGTGCTCAAGAACAAGCTGAAGGGTTTGTCCAATTACAATGATGCAGAGGTAAAGAAGAACATCGCATCCTTACAGTCAACTATCAATACACTGGTTAACGAGAATCCTAATGAGGTCATTGATTCATTCAATGAAGTTAAGAAATTCTTGGAGGGTGTTACTGATACGGAAAATCTTGCTGCCATGCTTGCTGCATTGGAATCCAAAATCACCGCAAAGATACCTACAAAACTTTCCCAGCTTAATAATGATGGAAATTTCGTATCGGATAAAAACTATGTGCATACGGACAATAACTTCACAACCGAAGAGAAAGAAAAACTTGCAGGATTGGCAAACTATGATGATACTGCAATTACTAAAAGTATCAATGACGAGATTACCCGTTCAAAAGCTGCCGAATCAGCATTGTCCGGCAAACTTGACGAACTTTCCAAAGTAGCCCTTGCCGATGTAGGTTATTTCGCTATTGAATATGAGGATGAAGAGGATTCGTCACAGGCTGACCCTGCTGTCACAATCATAAACCAGCCATATTATGATTACTTTATGGCTAAATGGGAAGCTGCCAATAAACCTTGCGAGAAAAAATTGGACGGGACTGATTTTGCCTATTTACAAGATGATGTAACGTTACGTGCGGACGGTTCTGTAAGTCATTTGGAGGATGCCAATTATTTTCAAGGCGCGGAAATGATTAATTTTAATATCTCTTATTTCTATGATGCTATCAATAAGAAATCAAGAGTATTCTTCAATCTGGATAAGGAAGCGCCGTGCGGTTATCACAGATTTATTCCCTATGAAAGTATTCTCATGCCCAGATATAACCAATATGTAGATGGTGGTAAAATAAAGACTTGCAGCAATTATCAGGTTATAAATAACCAGTCTGTTCAGGATTTCTGCAATGTTCTTTCAGCTACTTCTGCTGATATGCTAGGATATACTTGGTGGCAGAACGTTTGTCTTGCATGGTTGGCGGTTGCTAAGTATCAGACAAGAGATATACAGGCTAATCTTCCGGGTATGACTACTGGTCAGGATACCTACGGACGGTTTAAGAATGGTCTTTTGGATTCCAAACATCAGGCTACCGGGCAATGGACTGTTACAGCCACAAGATACAGTAATACTGTTGTTGGTGAAGTGGCTTCGGAAGATTTCGAGTTTAAACCTTATAAGCTATGGTGGTGTGAGAACCTTTTGCATGGTGATGCTTGGATACGTTGTTTCGGTGGTATAACCAAGCTGGTTGACGGAAAACGGTATCTCTATTTTACCCGTGACCCAGAAGTTGCTTCTGTAAAAGCTACTGTGGATGCAAATGACGCTACCAAGTTTGAAGATAAGGTTGAAGTAGCTCGTAATCTTACGGAAGGTAGCTATATCAAGAAAATAAACGGAATGTACCCTGTTCCCTTAGTCAACAATGGAAGCAGCACTACCTGTTTCTGTGATGGACAATGGGGGTGCAACACTCAAGGCAACAACAATATCCCGGTTGTGGGTGCTTCTGCGCACGGCACCGCTCTTTGCGGCTTGTTCGCTCTGCGCTTGACCTCTGCGGTTTCTTATCGGGCCTTGTCCAATCGGGTTCGGGCTACGTTGAAAAAATAGGTTCTCCTTGAGAACAAATTAATAGGGTTTGGAGTAATAACAATATAAATACGCAAGATATGAGCGAACACGAGGTGAATGGCCTTCCCGATTGTGGGTGCTAATGCGAACAACGCCGCTATTTGCGGCTT